GACCGACTTTGATCGCGTGCGGGCCGACATCAACGCACTTTCCCAGAAATACAACATCCGGCAGATCGCCATCGACCGCTGGAACGCGACGCAACTGGCGAACCAACTGCAAGGGGACGGGCTCTCGGTTATAGGCTTCGGGCAGGGCTACGGCTCCATGAGCGGCCCATCGAAGCAGTTGGAGGCGATGGTAGTAGGCGGCAAGTTGCTTCACGACGGCAACCCTGTATTGGCCTGGCAAGCAGGGAACGTAGCGATTCAACAGGACACGTCGGCCGGCAACATCAAGCCCAGCAAGGCCAGGAGCACAGAACGGATCGACGGGATCGTGAGCCTCGTGATGGCGATCGGCGTCTACGCGTCGCAAGAAATCACCTCCGATCCTGAAGCCCCCGAAATCTTCTTCCTATGATCGCGAAAAACGAGCACCGCATCCTCTGGCTTCCCGGCGAGGAACGCATGTGGGACGAGGACGCGAGCTCGCGATCCTCTGCCGGCGTGCGGATCAGCCCCGACAACGCGCTCATGGTCAGCACCGTGTTCGCGTGCATCCGCGTGCTCGCGGAGGCGGTGGCGACGCCTGCCCTCCACGTGCTCGAGCGGATGGGCGACGGCGGCAAGCGTCGCGCGACCGAACTCCCGCTCTACCGGAAGTTGAACCTCCAGCCGAACGGGTGGCAGACCTCTTTCGAGTGGCGTTGCCAACTGATGCTCCACGCGGGCCTCTACAACGTCGCGTACTGCGAGATCGTGCCCGGGCAGTCGGGGGCGGTCGATCAACTCATCCCGCTGCACCCGTCGCGGATGAAGGTGGAGCGGCTGGAGAACGGCAAGCTCCGCTACAAGTACCGCGAAGAGAAGGGCCAGGAGACGCTCTACAACCAAGAGCAGATTCTCGCCATTCGCGGGCTCACAGAAGACGGCATCAACGGGCTCTCTCCGGTCGAGACGTGCAAGGACGCGATCGCCCTCGCCCGGGCTTACGAACTCCACGGTGCTCGCTACTTCGCCGCCGGTGCCCGGCCGGGCTTCGTGCTCTCGACCGAGGGGCAACTCAACGCCGAAGCCCGGGAGACGCTCGCGAACCAGTGGGACCGCAAGCATGGCGGAGTGGGAAATTCCCACAAAACAGCCGTGCTCACCGGCGGGCTCAAGCCGTTCTCTTTGCCGCAGAACACGAACACCGACAGCCAGTGGCTTGAGGGTCGGCGTTTTCAGATCGAGGAAATCTGCCGACTCTGGCGCGTGCCGGCCTGGAAGATTCAAGCCGCTGGGGCGATGCCGCCCGGGTCGCTCGAATCCTCGTCGCAGGAGTTCCTTACCGACACGATCATGCCGTGGCTGCGGCGATTTGAGTCTGCGTTTACTCGTGATCTGATTGTCGAGGATGACCGTTTCGAGGTTTCCTTCGATACCCGCTTCATGCTTCGGGCCGACTCCACGAGCCGCTCCGGGCTGTACCGTCAGTTGTGGGATCTCGGAGTTTATTCGACGAACGACATTCGAGCCGAAGAAGGAATGAACCCGGTTGAAGGCGGCGACACGCGTTACCGCCCGTTGAACATGGGCACGCTGGGCCAGGAGCCGACGGCGACCGACGTGCTCGCGCAGCAGCAGCCCGGCAGCGGCATCGACGGCCAGGCGGTCGAAGGCGGGCTGGCAGCGGCGGAGGCAGCAGCGGCACCAGCGGAGCCAGCCGCGCCGCAAGTCGCCGACGTGAGTCTCAACGGTGCGCAGATCACGGGACTCATTGCGATCATCTCACAAGTGCCCGTTGGCCTCATCACGAAGGAAGGTGCGGCGGCCCTCATCGCGGCGTCGTTCCCGAGCATCAACGCGCAGCAGATCGCGGCGATTCTTGCCGGCGTGAACGAGACGATGCCGAGCGAGGCTCCAGTTGATCCAGCACCCGCCCCCGTCGCGGAGGCTGCGAGCAGCGAAGCCCGGGCCGATCCCGGCAGCGTAGCCGAAGGCGACTTCGTGTCGTGGGATTCGTCGGGCGGGCGTGCTCGCGGGCGGATCGACCATGTGATGGACTACGGCACACTGGACATCCCCGGCACCGACTTCAAGATCGACGCGACCGAGGAAGATCCTGCCGCACTCATCACGGTGTACGAAGAGGTGAGCGGCGGATGGCGGGCGACCGAGACGCAGGTCGGGCACAAGGTGGCGACGCTGACGAAGATCGACCCGCTGCCCGAGCCGCCGGTCGAAGAGGCTCGCGATTGCGGTACGGGTTCAGGAGGATTCCAGCCTGGAAATAGCTGCGGCAAGGGAGGCGGCGGCTCGGATAGTGGAGGAGGCTCGTCTAGCGGCGGAAACGGCAGCGGCGGTGGTGCGGTGTCATCTGGAGGTGCCGACCCTGGAAGCGGTGAGAAAAAGCCGCCAGCCAAGAAGCAGCGAAAAGAGCGGCTTCGCGATCGCATCGAGGGAACGCAGGCCGAGGCTGACCGTGAGATTTCCAAAATCTCGCGGAAGCAAAAAGACATTCAGAAAAAGATCGACGCCCTGAAGTCAGAGGTGGATGGTTCCGCAGCAAAGACAAGGGTCGCGGCGGCGCAGAAAAACCTTGCTGATGCAACGGCAAGGGCAAATGCGGCACGAGCAAAAGTGGACGCCATAAAGGCGAAGATCTCGGCGTTGAAGTCGAAACGATCAGCCAAAGACAAGGACGAGAAAGAACTTGAAAGCCTGGATGAAGAAATGAAATCTCTGATGAACGAGATCGCCGCAATCGACAAGTCGTTCGCAGACATTGAGAAGTCTTTGAGTGAAGTGTGAACGCCTCGCCCGCGGAAACGACCGATGGCTAGATATGACCACATCGACTTCTCGCCCCCCTCCGGCGTCCGCGACGAAGCCGCGAAGGGGCTCGCGTGGCGAGACGAGTACGGCCGTGGCGGAACCGCCGTTGGCGTTGCTCGCGCCCGCGACTTGTCGAACGGAACGAACATCAGCCCCGACACCGCGAAGCGGATGGCTTCGTACTTCGCCCGGCACGAGGTGGACAAGCAGGGCGAAGGGTGGAGCCCCGGCGAGGACGGCTTCCCGAGCGCGGGCCGGATCGCCTGGGCATTGTGGGGCGGAGACCCCGGGCAAGCATGGGCCAGCAAACTCACGCGTCAGATCGACGCCGCAGACGAGGAGAGAACGATGAGCAACGCAGTTGAACGCCGCAGCCTGTTGATCGAGGAGAACGCAGACGCCGCCGTTCCGCTGCTCGCAGTCGAGAAGCGAAGCATCGAGGGCGAAGACGAGAAGGAATACATCGTGGGCTACGCGGCCCGGTTCGGTGTGCGGTCGCTCCTGCTCGGCGACTTCTATGAGCGGATCGACCCCGCCGCGTTCGGGCTCGTCTCGGAGCGACGCGGCCGGAAGAAGAAACTCGAAACGCGGGCGCTTTTCAATCACGACTCGAACTATCCGCTCGCCCGCTATCCGCGAACGCTGTCGCTGACGGTGGACGAGGTAGGGCTGCGGTATGAGTTCCCCGTGCCGGATTCGTCCTATGGTCGCGATCTGGCGAACAACATCCGCGACGGCATCGTGCTCGGAAGTTCCTTCGCGTTCACTGTGGCGAAGGGCGGCGATGAGTGGGCGATCGAGGACGGGCAGAGCGTGCGAACGATTCGCTCGGTCGATTCGCTTCTTGATGTCGGTCCATGCACGTACCCTGCGTATGGCGACGGCGGGCTGGAAGTCGCGCGGCGTTCGCTTGAACAGTTCCGCCAGCAGCGCGAGGCGGTGGTCGCCCGGCGTGTGCAGTCGGCCGCGAAGACCGCAGAGTTCCGCGAGTACCTGAGGTCGCATGGCCGCTAAATCCGGCGATTCGTGCCCGAATTGCAAGATCGGGAAATTGCTCGTGGCGTCGAGTCAACGCCAGGGCGAGTACCAAATTCGGTACTTGCGATGCCGCTGCGGCGCGACCGACAAGCACGTGTTGCCGGCCGCTGAAGTGCGTCGCGCGAAGCCAGCGGCCTAGCCCTTCTTTACTGCCCCGCCTTGCGTGTGCTGCAAGGGTCGAGGGCTGCCTCCGTAGGTTCGGTGTAGAGCGACGGCAGAGAAGCCGCCGCGACCCCGAACACGAGGAGATCGCCCGTGGCTGTCGAGAAGCTCAAAGCTCTGCTGGACGAGTTGGCTGCCGTTGTCGCTGAGATGGAAGCGATGACCGAGGACGCCCCCGAGGGCGAAGAGGCGGCCCCGATGACCGAAGAGCAGGAGGCTTCCCTCCGCTCGCTCGAAGGCCGGGCCGACAAGCTCCGCGAGCGGATCGAGTTCCTGCAGCGAGTTCAGACCAAGGAGCTCGAGCTCCGCAGCGTGCTGGAGCGTGCCGCTCCGGTGAAGGCTGTTGCCCCCGCCCCCGAGAAGGAGACCGCAGACGTGGAAAAGCGTGAGTACGCCGTGCCGAAGTCGCACGGCCCCCTGAAGGCTTTCCGCTCGTCGGAGGCCGCGTATCGTGCGGGCATGCACATCAAGGGCTACGTGTTCGGCGATGCCGAAGCTCGCCGGTGGTGCAATGATCACAACGTCGAAACCCGTGTTCAGGCCGGCGGCGTGAACTCGCTCGGCGGTGTGCTCACGAGCCCTGAGCTCTCCTCAGAGATCATCCGGCTCGTCGAAGAATTTGGCGTGTTCCCGCAGTACGCCAAGCGCGTCAACATGAACTCCGACACGCTCGTCTACGCTCGTCGCACGGGTGGCCTTACGGCCCGCCCGGTCGGTGAGAACGTCGAGGTGACTGCGAGCGACGTGACCTTCGACAACGTCGAACTGACGGCGAAGATTTGGGGCGTTGCAAACCGCACCAGCAACTCGCTGCTCGAAGACTCGGTGATCGATCTTGCTGATGCCATGGCCGTTGAGACGGCCCAGGCGTTCAGCGAAGCCTTTGATAATTCGGGCTTCATCGGCGATGGCACGCTCGCTTATCACGGCGTAACTGGCGTGGCGACGAAGATCCTGCAGGCCCCTTACGCCGGATCGGTCGTGACTGCCTCTGGCAACGCGACGTTCGACGTGCTGACCATGAAGAACTTCACGGATCTTCTCGCCCGGCTTCCGATGTACGCCCGCAGCCGCAACGCTCGGTGGTACATCTCGCCGGCTGGGTGGGGTTCCGCGATGCTGCGGCTCGCCATGCTGCCAGGTGGCACGACCGGCCCCGGCGGCAACTCCAGCG